AGGTCAGCCTGAACACCGTGAACAGCGGCCTGAAGCGCGGTAAGGCCGCGCTGGGCGCAGTCAACATCACTCACGCGGTCGCCTTGTGTCTGGCGCTCGGTGAGTTCACCGGCGACGATGTAAGGAAGCAGACATGATCATCTTCACGGACAGGGACCGTCAGATGTTGAACCACGTCGTGGACGTGATCGGGGACCGGATGCGGCACGAAGACGGGTACACCGAGCAGGACGAGCGCACCGTGACGAAGCTGGAACGGCTGGCGAAGTCGCCGACGACCAGCATCGTGATCCTGGCGGACGACGTGGACGCCGAAGCGCGGCAGATGTTCCAGGCCATCGTCCAGGCCGAACTGCGGGCATGGGTGCCGGGCGCCAGCCAGCGGCTGCTGTATCGCGCCGGTCGCATCGTCGGCATCGAGCAGCCGAACCCCGCGAAGGGACAGCCCGACTGCGGGCCGGACGTCGCGGACCACGCGCTGATCAACGATTGGGTGGCAGGTTTGTACCTGCACCGCTGTTCGAACTGCTTCCGCCTCTTCCAGCTGTAGCTGCTCGGGCCGGAACGACAGAACCCCGTCACAAGGGACGTGACGGGGTTCTGTGGCGTCTTACGGGTCAGAGCTGGACCAGGAACGCGGCGCCCGCGATAACGGCGCTCACAGCGCCACTGACGGCCGCCAGCACCGCCAGCGGGATACGCCGTGCTTCCAGAGCCGTGACCCGCCGGTCCAGGTCGTCCAGGTCGGTACGCACCTGGCCTTGTGACTGAACCAGCAGGTTCAGCTGACCTTCGATCTTCGCCAGTCCTGTGGTCATGTCACCCCGCAGCCTTGCCAGTTCGGCAGCCACGTTCAGGTTCTCGTCCGCCATGGTGGTGCCTGTCTTCCGTCGGTGGGTCAGACCCGGTCGTGGATCGAGCGGGTGTCCGTGAAGCTGGCCGTCTTCGGGTCGCCGACGAACGCGGCCAGCGCGCCGTACACCACCTGAAGACCGGCGGGGACGGCCGCCAGACCGGCCGCCTTCAGCGCGGACAGGTCCGTCAGATCGAAGCCGTTCGCCAGCAGCAGGCCGACGAAGGCCAGCGCCCAGGATGCGGCCGTCAGCTCGACCAGGTGTCGCAGGTTCTTCATGATCAGTTCCCCTTCCGGAACAGGCCGGACCGCAGTCCCAGCCACTTCAGTGAATGACTGCCAGGGATACCGTCGGCAGCCGCGCCCGTGTACCCCAGGTGACGCTGAAGGCTGCTGTACGCGGCCTTCGTCTTCGTGCCGAAGCTGCCGTCCACCCACTGGGCGGACAGGAACCCCAGCTGTACCAGCGCCCGTTCCACCAGCAGGACGGCCGCCTTGTGGGTGGTCCCGCCCTGGGGAAGTCCGGGGTCCCGCCGCGCCGCCGCGATGACGTCGGCCAGCGACACGACCGGCAGCGGCTGAGGCTTCGGCGGCTGCTCGGGGTCCGGGTCGGTGCCGCGCTCGTCGTCCAGCAGCTGCTGCACGTCGTCCAGGAACTCGGACCAGTCGACACCCTTCGGGTCGCTCTTCCAGTCGGACCAGTCCATGTGACGCAGCGCCGACCGCGCGGACCAGCCGTACAGCCAGCACGTCGCGGCCGTGGCCCGCTTCATGCCGTCCAGCTGCTCTTCCGGCCACGGGTCCACCCCGTCGCCCTTGTTGACGCACTCGAAGCCGTAGAACGCATCGTTGCCGTCCACGGCGCCAGGGCTGCCGTCGTGGACGTTCGGCTTCGGCAGCGGGTACCGCTCGTCCTTGACGGCGGCCAGGACGTCGGGGTCCCCGCCACCCGCGTGGTTCGCGCGGCCGTGACTGATCACGTGACACCGGCCGTCTTTCGTGATCACGCCGTGGCAGAGCGGCCCCGGCAGCTTCGCCGAACCGTTCCGGCAGAAGTTCACCGCACCCTTTTCCACACCGGCGGTGTGGTGGATCATGACACCGAAAACGGGCCCGAAGACCTTGCCCGTCTCGTCGTCGCGCTCGTGGTTGCGCCAGTCGCCGACTTCCACCACGTCCACGCCGAAGCGCTTCAGCGCGGCCAGCCAGGCATCCGCGCTCTTCGGTTCAGCCATCGTTCCGTCCCTTCGCCCGTACATGCTCGACCGCCAGCGTGGCGCCGACGACACCGGCGGACAGCAGCAGGTACAGGCCCCAGCCGATGCCCAGCAACGTCGTCACGTAAGCGGTCACTGTGTCCCCGATGGTGTTCACATGAACCACCTTAATAGGTGATTGACAGTTTGAATTCCGCCAGGGTCAGGTTCAGCGCGGCCGACGCGTTGTGCTGGACGCGCAGCGCCAGCGGGACCGTCGGGTCCACCATGATCCCCCACGCCTTCGTGAAGAACTGGCCACCCGGTGACGGCGGCCGGTGGTCCGTCGCGGTGGTGTCCACGGCCGGACCGGCGCCCGCGTAGCTCAGCGGGTTGCGGACGAACTGGTCCCGGTACTCGGTGGCGTCGTTCGGCGCCGTCTGCACACCGGCAGCCGCCCACTGCATGATCCCTTTCAGCTCACCCCAGCCCGAGCGGGACGGCCAGATCAGGCCCGAGCGGTCGTCCGTGGACCAGTCGGCCACCGGACCGCCGGGCGCCGGACGGGTGGCGCTGTGCATGTTCAGCGGGTCGGTCGATTCGCCCGTTGCGTCGAACGGGAAGCGGACGATCGTCCACACGTTCGGCGGAATCAGCTGCGAGATGGCGACCTTCAGCGAACACAGATCGGTGGTCACGGTCACTCGCCCCCGTAACCCGACAGCCGCCGCGCCAGCTCGTCCGGCAGGTTCACGGCGCGCAACGCGTCGTAGTCGGCGCGCTGGCGGACCGCGTCGGCCGCGCGCAGCTCGTCCTGGTACGCGGCCGTCGCCACTCGGGCCCGTTCCGCCAGAGCCACGTACTGGTCCCTGGTGATCTCGGTGGCCCCGTCCGGTACCCGCTGGCGGGTGCCCGGCTGCGGGGTCGAGCTGATACCCCGGAAGCTGCCGTCCGGGAACACCAGGTACATCATCCCGCTGTCGTCCATGGTTACGTCCTTCCTGGTCAGATGGGTTGTTGCGGTCATCAGGTCGGCATCATCCAGACGCGGAAGGAACCCTGGATGCGGTTGTACGTCGCGCCGCCGCTGCCCTTGCCCAGCGCTGCTTCCAGCGTCAGCGTGACCGTGGCACCGGGCGCCAGCACCGCGTTCGGCTGGGTCACCTTCCCCACCTGGGTGTGCTCGTCGAAGTTGGTCGCGGTGCCGTTGTTCGTGACGTGCGTCATCTCGTCGGTGCTGATGCCGCTGGCCGCGTCCGATCCGGCCGGAAGGTTGAAGTCAACGTCCAGGTCACGCCACTGAAGCACGCGCATCGAGCGGCAGGGGTCGGGGTTCGTCACGTCGAAGCTGAACGTGTGGACCACCACGTCATCACCGGCGGGGACAGCGGGGTTCGCCGGGAAGTCCTGCTGCTGAAGCGACTGGAAGAAGTACGTGTGATACGGCGGTTCGCCGCGCAGCTGGCCGTTCGCGTCACAGGTGACCACCGACCCGTTCGCTTCGGGCGTGCACGCGAACGGCCACGGCAGGGTGTCCACCGTGACGGGGTCCAGAGCACTGCCGTCGCCGGTCAGTCCGCAGCCGACCTGAACGGTGCCGGGCGCACCGGCCACGAACAGGCAGCCGTTCGCGTCCCGCGTGATGTTGTTGCCGACGTCGGGCGAGACACAGACGCCGATCACACCCGTAACCGGGTCGTAGTCGATGCCGTCGTCACCGCTGAGACACTGGCGCACTTCCGCACAGTTGGTAACGGCGGTCACCACCCAGGGGACTGTGCTCGTGCCGCTGCCACTGACCTGGATGTTGTCACCGGCGACCAGCGCACAGCTGCATTCGCCACCACACCCGCACCGGGCCATGGGTTGCTTCCTTCCGTCGTGCTGGTCGTCAGAATTGCAGGAACAGGAAGACGGCGCCGTCCCCGCCCGGTCCGCCGATCTGGTTCGCGCCGATCGAGATCGCGCCCGCACCGCCACCGCCGAAGCCACGGACGCCGTACGACCCGCCTTCGGACCCGCGCGCGCCGCCACCGGTACCCATGCCACCGCCAGCGTTCCCGCCAGCGCCGGTCAGACCCGAGTTAGCGTCCAGGCGGATGGCGCCGTGGCCCGCACCGCCACCCATGCGGATCTGCCCGGTACCGGCGCCCGGACCACCCGTTCCGGTCACCGCACCGGCGCCGGTCCCGGATGCCTGGCTGGCGATGGAACCGCTGCCACCGGGCGCGACCACCAGGCCACCGCCGAAGGTCGACGCGTTGCCGTTGTTGCCCGGCTCGTTCCCGTCGCCACCGGCGCCGCCAGCGCCGACGGTGACGGCCTGGACGCCGACCAGCGCGGCCACGTTGAAAACCGATTCGCTGTATCCGGCGCCGCTGCCCCCTGCTCGCACCACAGCCTGACCGGCCGCAGCGTTCGCACCGGCGCCGCCACCGCCACCGCCGACGGCGACGACGCGGACCGACTTCAGGCCAGGGAAGGCAGCGGGGTCGAAGGTGAAGTTGCCGGGGGTGGTGAACGCCAGCAGCTGCTGGCTGCCGACGCGGTCCGACAGATGAAGCACCCCGCCAGCATCAACTTCGAAGTCGTCTTCATCCACACAGATGCGGGCCATGTGTTGCTTCCTTCCGACAGTGGTCGCGGTGGTCCGGGTCCAGTCTACGGTCTCACTCGTAAGCGACCAGGTGGACGGTCACGCCGCTGACCGGCAGACCGTTGATGGTGTAGGCGGTCACCTGGACCTGAAGCGCGGTCAGCGACGTGATGACACAGATGACGGCGGCCGTGGACTGAGGCGTGGCCACGATCTGCGGCACCCCCGTAGGCACCCAGCCGAACGTCCATGTGGCCACACCGGACGCGTCGGTGGTCGCCAGCGTCCAGCCCTTCGCACCAGCACCGTCGGCGCCAGCGGGACCGGCTGGCCCCGTCGCACCCGTTGCGCCGTCGGCACCGTCGGCGCCAGCCGGTCCGGCCGGACCCGCTGCACCTTCAGCACCCGTTGCACCCCGGCGCGGCGCCCGCGTCCGGATGTCCAGTTCCCGCAGCTTGCTGGCCAGCGGGTTGCCCGCCACGCGTCGCCCGCGTACCGCCATGTCGCAGTCCTTCCGTCGCAGTCGTTGCGCTGTCGCGCGTTGCTCGTCGCACCGGTGCGACGGGGGTGTTGCGTCGGCTCGATAGTCCCAGGTCAGCAGCCGTCGCAGGCCGTTGCACCGGCTGTTTCACTCACCCGACGCGGCCACCTGAATCTGCACCTGTTCCTGCCCGGCGGTGGTGCCGCTGCCGCCCGTCTCGGTGACGTCCACGCCGATGATCTTCAGCCGTTGCGTGATGGTGCGACACGTCCCCGCGCTCGTGATGTCCAGGCACCAGCCGGGAATCAGCTGCTCGACCGACACCGGCGCCGTCGGCGCCAGCGTCACCTGCTGCGTGTCGATGAAGACCGGGGCCGAACTCGTCGTCCGGACACGAGCGGCTGCCGCGTCCGTGGCTGACTGAACGTCCGTCACGGACGTCTGCTCGATGTAGCGTTCCAGCAGGCCGTAATACGGATCGGCGCCGCCCGAGCTGCCGACCACGTCCGTGTTCTGACCGCCCACGTACCACTTCGTGGCCAGCGCGGTACCGTCTTCCGCGACGATCAGACCTTCCGGCATGTCGCTGTCGCTGAGTCGGCCGACCACCGCACAGAACGTCTCGGGCAACAACACGATGTTGTTGCCGACGGCCGTGAAGTCGATGCCCGTTTCCGCCAGGTCCCGCAGGTGGTCCGCCGTCTGGCCGACACCGGCCGTGTACTGACGGCCGCCGGTCACACCGGCCGGACCGATGACCGTGACGCTGTGGCCCGGATCGTCCGGGGCAAAGCCGTCTTCGATCAGCTGTCGGGCGATCTCGTTCAGGTCGGTGCCAGAGAAGGTGAAGTCCTGGTGCGGGACGCGGCGGTCGAGCAGGCCGACGATGTCCACCGCGTCGATCGTCACGCCGTTCACGGTCCACTCGATCTGAGTAATGGGCCCGGACCAGACGAAGGTACCGCCCCGGTAGATGTCGAGCGTCTGCCGCCAGGTGCGCAGCTGCGACAGGTCCCCGCAGCAGTCAACGCCACCAGCGACCACCACACGGGCTGTCGAGACGTCGTCCAGGGTCCGGTGCCACTCGACCGACGTAAGGACCCCTGACGCGCTCACACGGGCGCCGTCGCGGTCCCTGACAACGTACGTGTGGGACGAGCAGCCCAGCTGTGGCATCTCAGTACCCCCGACCGGCGACAGAGAACGACACGGACGCGTCAGCCGCTGGCGGCTGCGTGGTGTCCGACTCGATGCACAGGCAGTAGTTCGAACAGTTCAGTTCACGGAACTGGACCGGGCCACCGTTCTGGTCGCCGTAGGCGGACGTGCTGTTCTCGCACCGGCCCCGGCATTCGGTCGTGGCGAAGCCGGTCCGGCCGTCGAACGTCACCGCGCTGGACGCGGGGATGTACGTCACATAGAACTCGTTCACCGGTGAACAAGCCTGGTTCTCTGCGACTTCGGCGCACGTCGCCGTGGCCAGGCTCTGCGGCCGTTCGTAGATCACCACGCGGACGTTCCGAAGTTCCTGACTTCCGGACGTGATGGTCACGATCGGCACGTCCGACGACCAGGACGGACGGCCGGACAGGTCCACGGCGTAGCAGGCGACTTCGGGCCCGAGCGGGATACAGAAGCCAGCGGACGGAAGAGACGGCTGGGGTGGCTGGGGAATCGTCAGCATCGGGTCCGTGCACAGCGACGGGTCCGGGGTGCAGTTGCGGAACATGCAGTCACCGGGCGCGCAGCCGCCAGGGGACAGACACCATTCGATGCAGTCGCCCGTACCGCCGATCGGGATACCGACGTCCAGGATCGGCACAGGCTCTGTCCACGGCGTCGGCGAAGCCGCGACCAGGACAATTTCCACTTCGATCAGGTCGCCGCCCAGGGTGCAGGTACCGCGTTCGCAGGACCCCGTACCCCGGCGGCCGGTGACCGTCGGGCCGGACACGAGCGCGGTGCGGACGAACGTCCGCTTGTGCTGCTGCTCGAATTCCTCGGGCGTGGTGTTGTCCGGCGGACAGCAGTTGTACACCGTGACGCAGTCGCCACCGCAGGCCGACCCCGAGCAGCCTGCCAGTGCCTCTTCCAGCCAGTGAAGGCCGTAGTCGGCACCGCAGCAGCTCGTGCCGATCAGCACGCCGCTGACCGTCATGGTGCGCGGCAGCTCACGCGACGGACCGAAGACACCGCCACCGCCGACCGCGTTCGTGACGTTGCGGGACCGGGTGGAACCGTCGATGCCCTGGACGTCCAGGACCATCATTCCCAGGAACTCACCGGACACCGGAAGGTCCGGGTCGTACCAGGGTGCTGGGTCGTCGGCCGGTGTGGTGTACACCCCGTCCTCTTCGCCGACCATCGCGGGTGTCAGCGTCTCGCACGCGCAGATGGACGCGCCGGTGGTGAACGGGCTGCCGACGTTGCGCAGGTACGCCTGAAGCCGCGCGCTGTTCCACAGCTCGTTCTCACCAATGCGGAAGTAGTCGATCAGCATCCCTGTCCGCCTTCCTGACGGCCGCTCGTGACCTGCTGGCCACCCAGGGCCGGACCGGCGCCCACAGGCCCGCAGATGCACAGCTGGCCGCACGCACAGCCGCCGGACGGCGTGCCCCAGGTGATGCGCTCGGGCGGTGCGTACGTGGCCGACGGACTGACGATGTTCAGCCAGCGGTACAGGTTGCGCTTCGTGGGGTTGCGCAGATACGCCAGCAGCGTGCCGCGTGGCCAGGGCCGGTACATACGCGGGTCCTTCCTGGTGGGTGTCGTGTACCAGCTTACCGGCGGGGGTGGCCCCGGCATTCGCGGGACTTCCCGAGTTTCCCGCGAAACGCGGGAAGGCTGTTTCCGCAGGTCAGCGGCCGTTTTCGGCGCCAGCTTCCCGCGTTCCCGTGCCAGATTCGGAAACCCCTGTATAGGTACTGGTACATACACTGACACAATCACCGCGCGTGCGCGCCCGTGTACGTAAGGTTTGTACCGTCTTACGTACCACCTACCTATGGGAAGTCTTCGGTTCCAGCGCGGGAACGCGGGACTTCCTGGCC